GTTCTGGCATAGAAGAAGAGACTCCTGCTGCTTGCTGAGCACCAGGTAGATATTCTTTATACTTACCACTCTTGTAAACAGACCAAGCCCCTAAACCTTGTGAGTCAAGAATTGATTTTGCTGCGCGGACGTTGGTTTTGGGATCATATAGCTCCTCATTTGCCTTCAAGCCTAAGTTGCGACGACGCTCAGAACCCAGCATGTAACCAGGCTCATCAATCATGTTGATTTGATAAAGCCCAAACGAGTAATCTCCGGTACTTCTGTCAGGATTTAAAGCCTTAGGGTTCAAGCCGGATTCAGCTTGACTAATCGCGACCATTGTCGGAATTAAATCTTCTTTTACACCTTCTTGTCTAAGAAGACCTGCAAGTTGTGACTGAGATACTGAGCTCACGGTACTATCGATGATTGGTTTCGAGAATGAGACGGGTGCCGACAGCAACATCAGCAGGGCCAGGAAGCGCCTGAATAAATTCTGCACCTTCCCTGTTAAACCGGTAACGGGCCTGCTCAGGATTTCGGTAATTAGGTACATATAAGTGCAACGCCAGACGATCAGTCTCGTACATGTAAATCTGAGTCCACGTTTTCAACGTTTCTTTGAAATCTGTGGTTGCGATCGTACGGTCGACGTCACCAGCGATTGACTCAATTCGGCCACGTGGCACCGTCGCGTTGTTCATGGTGCCAGTCATATCCGTGCGCTTCTCTGCCTCGTCACAACGCTCTACTTGCTCCACAATCTTACCGTACCAAAAAGAGTCCGGAACGTTGTCCAGAGCCTCTTCTAAGCGGGCTAGGTCACCTGCTGGGATTGATGTGGTGTTGTACCCCAGGTGCCAACGCACTTTAGATTTTAGAAAATTATCAAGCTGCATTTAACACTGCCAAAGCGTTACTGTGCACGTCTTACATGCATCAATAACAGATTAACACGCGCACATAATCACTCGACACGCACAATGTTTTCCTTGAAAATTTCTTCCCAATCAACACGTTTGATTGATCTCAATTGCTCAAGACGTTGAAAGCGCTCACCTGGAAGAGTGAGCTGAAGATCTTTAATGTCACGGGCCGTTTTAAGGCCGACCCCAGGGAGTGAATCTGCGATTTGACGAGCAGAAGCCATATTGATATTCACTCGCATATCAATTGGGAAGGTTTCCTTCTTTGTAGGCTTTGCTGGCTTTGCACCTTCAGCTTTGAGATTCTCAGTCAAGCGAACTTCATTACGCTCTTGCTCAACCGTTGCATCTAGATGTGGAACGAGGTCGTCTTCATTAATGTAAAAAACTTCTTCGTTCGCATCCAGGCACATCAGAATACCTTCACCATGCTGAGATACAACCTCGACAAGACCTCCAGTAACACGGTTCTGATACAACATAGCGATAGACGATTACTGATATAGCATACCAAAATTAATCTAACTGGACAATAAAAAGCGGGCCATGAAGACCCGCTGTGTTGATATTGTGAGTAACGATCAGGAATCGCTACCGCCCACTTGAGAGGCGAAGTCCAGGCTGCCAATGATATCCATGAAGGAAGTAGCAGCGGCAGGACGCAGGTAGTTAACGCGGCAGATGATGTAAGCAGCTTTGCCGGCGTCCTTATCATCAGAGCTGATGAAGACACCGTCGCCGTCCACGGAGGTGGAGGTCACAGCGTTGACGTTGTACACCTTGAAGGTGGTGTCAGCGGTGACGCGGAACATCATGGCGTTTGCAGCATCCTGGTCGTCGATACCGGAGGTGGTAACGGCGGTCCAGAAAGGTGCTTCTGCCACGGAAACATCGGATTCACCCTGGGCGATAGTGCCTGAGGAGAATGCGGTGGTGACGGCGGTTGCGGCAGCCAGACCGTTGGCCTGAGTCGCAGGAACGCCGAAAGGAGAGCCACTGTTGTCGGGACCGAACAGCAGGATCTCGGTGTTGGTGCCGTCGATATCTGCAGTCAAAGGAGTTGCAGGATAGGAAGGCTCACCAGCGGAAGGAATGTCCTGGCCGATAGCAATCGAAGCGCTGTAAATATAAGCGGGACGATCAGCGTCAGCTTGAACAACCAGTGAAGTGCGGTCATCACGCACACGGTCGTCAGGACGACGGTCGGGAGAAGGAACCGTCAGGTTGAAGCTCTTGTTGTTGGCTTTGTCAGCAGTCAGATTACTGACTTTGACATAACCAACCAGCTCGTAGAGCTCGAAGCCAGGCCAGCCAAAAACACCTTCGGTGTTATAGGAGGACAGGCGGTTGATTTGATTACCGGGCTGCAGAATTGCGCCCTTTTCAGCAGTGTAAGATGCCATTAGTTACGTACCTCCTTTATCACTCAGTAATGGTGAAGGCGGTGGTCACGAAGTCCTTATTCAGGTTCGCGAAACCGGCGTACAGCTGCCAAATCAAGATGATAAAGCGGCTGAAGTCGTCATTGTTGTTGATCAGGACCTGAGCATTCGGGCCGCCGATACCAACACCAACTGCCTGAGGACCGAAGAACAATCCAGGAGGCGTCGAACGACCTGCAACAGCGCCAGAACCATCACCGATGTCGACAGTTGCAGTTTTGCTTGGCATGTTGGTGGTCTCGAAGAAACGCACACCCTCGAACACGAAGCCGGAAGGCATGACGGGCTCTCCAGCCACGAATTGTGCCTGACCATACTGACCGCCCTGGTACAGAGCAGCGTTAGGAGCAGACATACCCATCAGAGGGTTGGGGGCACCCATGCCAGGATAACGAGCCACTTCACGGAAGCCCTGGTCAGCACGCAGGTCCTTCATGAAGGAAGGATCAGCGATACAACGGTAGTAACCGTCTTGGAACACAGGGACGTTGCGCTTACGCAGGCTCTTAACAACGTTTAGAAGGTCCGTCTTAACGTTGAACTTGAAACGCTCAGAGGCGTATTCGGTTGCGGTATAGGCACCAACAGTGACACCAGTTTTGGTGTGATTGTTTGGATAGTAGAAGCCGCCTTGGGTGTCGCCGGACTGGCCACGAGACTCAGCCTTGAACAGCTCGTCCAGGAACACACGATCGCGCCAACGACGATAGTCGTCAAGCAGTGTCAGTGAACCGATGGACTGGTGGAACATGTTAAGGTTCCCAGTGTCCAGCAGAAGACGCTGAGCGGTCATCAGGGTCTCACGAGCAATCTTAAAGGTGCTCGGAAGATTGGTGTTATTCGGATCCGCAGGGCCGGTGTACTCACGCAGAGACACAAGCACCTTGTCTTTAACGATGGAACGGCTGTTGGCAGTACCGATCGTTTGGTCTTGGGTACGCTCGCGGCTGGTCTTGGTGCCTGGGTTACCGAAGAAGCGGTAACGATCCAGCTGCACGGTTTGACCAGGCTGCTTGGTGAAGTCGTGGACTACAACGGGCTCGCAAGCCATCTCCACGACATAAGCTGGATGGGGGCGGTATAGTTCCGCACCCAACAGCTTCGGAAAGTCGTTATCGATGAACATAATAGTTTCTCAGCTAAATTTTAGGCGCTGATACTTGAGGACAAAATCCTCCAAATATGGAAATTTTCATTCCATTAAAAAAATTATAGCAATGCTTTATCAACCTGGTTATTTAAGTCTCAGCGAAAATCTCTGAAATCTCCTAATTCGCGATACTTGCTAATCGGTTCAAAAGCAGGCGGCTGAGGTGCGGGAGCCTGTTTTAATTCTGATGCTTCACCCGCCATCCTCTGTTGCTTCTCTTTTTCAACATCTTTTGGTGGTTGCAAAAGGTCAGCCATAAACTCAACATATCCTCCTGTGCCCGAGTGAAAATATTTACCCGCTTGCCCTTTTTCCTTTATTTTTTCTCCTTTTGCTGCTCCCATTATTTAAAGCTCCTAAAATCACCTACTGAACGGTACTCTTCCCCTTCAGAGGGTGATTTGACTTCACCTGCCATACGTGGAACGGTGGGTTTACCTTCATTTATCAGATTATCCCTTAAAGCCTGGTTTATACCTAAAATACCGTCTCCTCTCTTTGCAGCATCACGCGATGCTTTCATTGCGTCAGGAAAACCTTTGCCCATTATCGAAAGTCCCTAAAATCACCTACCGAACGATAATCCCGTCCTTCAGAGGGTGCTTTGGTTTCAATAGAACCCGCCATTCTCGGTATCACTGGTTTCTTGCTATCAGGGTTTTCAAAGACCCCTGCTTTATGGAGCTGACTTGCTGCGCCCATCACATCGATTCCGGATTAACAAACTGCATCATGGGATTGCCGCCAACCATATTCCCAGGTGAATACTGTGTAGGAGGAACAGTGCCCATGCGTCCCATTGGATTCACATAGCCATCAATGGGCTGAAGAGCTGGGCTCATCGCTTGAATCTCAGGGTTGATAGGACCCTCGGCAGCTGCTTGCTGCGCTGCAGCTTCTAAAACTGCCTTAGCCATCATGGCTTTACTAACTGCTTTCTTAGCTTTACTAGAGTCCATCATTTCTTAGCTTTTTGAATAGGCATAGGAGGGTAACCAAGAGGAAGTTGACCCGTTGCAGGCATCATCTGCATCATTTGATATTGCTGCTCAATACCAATTTGGTTTTGCACCATCTCAGCGGAGCTCAACATTCCAGGGACAAATAGACCATTGCGAGGAAGGGGAGAACCAGGGAGATTGAGTTTGAGATAAGAGTTATCCAAATCACGTGGCATCCTGGGCTGAGGAGCATTTGGATTGCCAACCTGCGTCTGCATGTCTTGCATCCGGATAGGCGCATATTCATCGGTATTGCCAGCCATGACCTGACGTGCAGTGTCGCCAGCACCAAACTGAATAAGACCGGGAGCACCAATCGGACCACCTGCAGTACCGATCGCCTCCAAAAACTGATCAGTCTTTTCTCTTGCTCCTGCCTTTTTTTTTGCCATAACTTGATAAAAAATTAGGGGCAGTTTCCTACCCCCTATTTTAGACTTAGTGAAGTCTAGGGATCACTCCATCACCAGGAGTTTGTTGCGGAACACCTCAGGATTCTGCTGAGCAGAATTCAGGTAACGCCAGGCGTTAGAGGGGTCACGATCGGCTAGGTTGCCGAAGCTGTTCCAGAAGTCACCAGCGTTAGCGGCTGCTTGGGGCTGGGGAGGAATAGGCATCTGAGGACGGGCAGGAGCAGCTTGCTGCTGATACTGCTGGCCTACTTGCTGAGCACCTTGAGGCATGACAGGAGCGGCTTCATCAGGGATAGGATGAGGGCCGTTCTCGCCAAAGAACTCACAGGTGTAGTCAGCGAGTACGTCGGGGTCAGTCAGGATGGCTTCGTAAGCCTTGTGCTCGTTAGAGAGCTCCTGTAGGAGTTCACAAGCTTGGATCAGCTGCTGATTGGTCTGGATTAGGGAATCCTCGACTGAGCAGGCATAATCATTGAGAACCTTGGGAACATCAGGACCAAAGTGGTCAATGATCTCAAGACTTGCTTCGCTTACTCCGTTTGCTCGGAGCTGCTCCGGGCTGATCTCCAGAGAAGTTAGGGAAGAGTCGTTGGAGAATGCCTGGTTGTTGTTGATCGAAGGCGAAGAGGTCTGCATCCCCAGGCTGCTGAATTGGGGAGCCTGTTGGGAACCGTAGCTGGCCGGGTCGATTGCCGGAGTCTGCGTCGATTGTTGACCCAGGGTTGGGAATTGGACGGGCGAACTCAGGAGCCCGACCACCTTGTTGAACGCTTCCCGATAAGGGTTCTCCGCTTGTGGAGTCGCCTGGTACGCCTGGGGCGCGGACTGAGTAGGGAGTGAGGCCTGCATCTGCGCTGCCATCTGGGCCGGCATTTGCGGGGCTGGGGCCGTCACTTGCTGGTATGGTGCCACCCATTGGGTATTCGTAGAAACCACCGGGGCCTGTGCCGCCGTCTGCGCTACCGGAGCCGCGTAGCTGGTCGGTTGGGTCGGGGATGTTTGGGGTGCCGATTGGGTCGGCATTGCGGTATCGGCCTGCATAAGTTACCTCTTTTTGTAGGCTTTCGAGTGTGCGATAAAGGAAGGGGGTGAGATCTAATCTCGGATCCGCAGCCATCGGAAGATTCGGTTGCTGCGGATGTGGTGTCCGCATCTCTTGATTTATAAGATCAATGAATGCGGAATAAGCCCTCTGTACTTCCCCTACCACACGGAATGGGAAACCGGAGAGCATGCCCGCGATTTCGTCATCCGTTTTAGAAGGGAATAGATACTTCAGTGCTTCAATGCTATCAACACCTAACTCTTGCAAGTTTCTGGTGAAAATAGACTGGTTGAGTTTATCCTGTGTTGTATCTTCGTACACAGGTCCAAGCCAGCGCCAAAGAACAGTTCTGTCACCGTCCGGAGCTAAACCAAGAACTCCTGGAGGCAGTTCCTGATTTTCAAGTGCTGCGTCAATTGCGGCTTGAAGTTTTTTCTCGTAACGAGCTTTTGATTTTTCGTATTTTTCAAGTGCTTTTTCGTCAACTTCTTCAGGTAAAACGGGAAATTTAATCCCGCTCTCGTAAGCCATCGACTTACGGAAAATTTGTTCTTCTTGGAAGATAATTAGCTCGAGACAGCGGTTGATTCCGTAGGTGTACAGCTGTAAGCATTTCTTCTTGGCTGTAGCGCTGACTCGACCGTAAGCCGATTTGTACTCAGTGGCAGTGACGTTAGTAATACTGAGATCATCAATACCACCAAGAGCTAATCGAATCTCACTGCGCAGTTGTTCAGCGAATCGAGCTTGATCCGTGCTGACTGCGTTCGGCGTAATAAAGCCGACCCGATCAGTAGGTTCTAGGTTCGCAATGACACGCGGAACACGCATGCCTGACCCAGGCTTGCCGTTGTATCCAGGAGACTCACGAGTGACGTTGTCTTGCTTGAACGTCGAGCTTGAAAGAAAGAAATCTGACTGGAAGCCTGACTGACTTGAAATACTTGGCCGCTGCGCTGGATCACTCGAGTCGTACTCAACAATGTCTTGCTTTGGACGGGATGACAGTAACGTCGGGTTGCCAAAGAAAGAAAGGTTGGCCCTGATGTTCTTCACCATCTCATCGTGAGCGATGATTTGGTTGGCCATCATGTCAAACTCACCAGCACCTTCAGTACCGAAGGCATCAGGGTTATTCAGAACCTCGACACATGGAATGAACTCCATGCTATTTTTTACCACCTTCTTGTCAGTGAAGGGGAAGTCCATTGCCTCGTTATCAAACGAGATCTCTTGTTCGCTATGGTATTCCTCAATCTCCTCGGCAGTAATACGAAGACGCATATACCGCTTATTTGTATTCAGGCCAACGCCGCTAAACCCTTTTGACGTTTTGACTTTATAAGGATAGATAATGATGACTTCTTCTAGGTCACCTTCGGGAGAGTAATAAGCACGATAAGAATCCCGATCAAACCAGTAAATACGATAAGTTTTCTCAGTAGGTCGGATATAGAACAGTCCTTTACCGTAAGCCAGGAAACGTTCCCAGATAGAGTCGAGCCGTGCATCGAGACGATTGAACTTAATGACTTGCTGGATGAAATCGTAACGCTGCGTACCAAAATTATCCTGCAGCGGATAAAACTCGACGCCCTGCCTGATCCCAAACATTTTCATTTGGGAAAGGTGTGCGCTCACCAACATGGTGTCCGCAGGGCCTGTACTATCGCGTGAAACTACCGATTTGAGGATAGAGTCAAGTTGAGATTTAGCACTATCGCCCATTCTGTTAAAAAGGTCTACTGATCAATATCGTAACCAGCTTCGAGTCTTTTGAAAATAATTGTCCCGTCTTCAACCTCTACATCAAAACGTTCGTTTGGTTGTAGGGCCATGTCGTGACAAAGCTCATCCGGCAAAGGCAGGATGGCAGAACCATAAGCATCTTGCTCAAGTTCTACTTCAAAATAGCTGGGAGACATCGCGTTGAATACCTATAGTTTAAATCGTCAATACTCTAACTCTAGTTTTCCCCTTGTCATTAGTCCATTACATAGCCAAACAAGGGCGTCCACACAGTCATCATGAGATGAAACTCCAAAGTTGACGATCTCATCTTTAAGTGCCTGGAACTTTCTGTACTTATTAAAGATTAGCTTGCGTTGCTCAAATAGACCCATAATGCCACGGAAACGTGCAACCTTGTCACCCCTGAACCCTTTGACCGCATGCCAGTTCATGTTGTAGAGCCCATGTTCACCAAGGCAGATTCGTTTGAAGTCAGCCTCTAGTGAAGCCTGGTATGCAACGGCTTCTGACCAAATTTCGATGTTGGTGCCAGTAGGAAAATATTGATTCTTTTCTTTGTGCACGACACCCCATTCTTCCATCATCTCCATCATGGCTTCTAATTTTTCCAAGTTACCCATAATCCTTAAACGTTTGCAGTCAATAATGTGTATCTTCCCTCCCACTCGCCCTCCCATCACGAAGGCGGTATAGTCGTTTCGTTCCCGAATACCTGCAGAAAGGTCAACACCAATTCCCAAACAATCGAATTGTGTTTCGATGGTGCCTTTGATGATTAGATCAGGAGAAAGGGAAAGCTCGCTCGTTTGTACAACTTGGTTTTGGTACTGAAAAGAAAAAGCGATTGGTGCCTGCCGCCGGCGGTCGCGCAGATAATCGAGTGACCACATAGCCGGCCAATAGGATTGTTCATCACCATTTGCATCAACAGAGATCGCGGATTGGACGATCTGTACCCAGTTGTTGGCTGGAATGAATGTGGAGTTATGAATATCGTCATGGCGGAAGCGGGTGCCAAGACAGATCGCTCTGCCGCCTTGGAACATCGTCGGAACGATGACTGAATTCCAGTTGTCCTCCATCGCTTGCCGGATATCCCGGTTCTTGATGTCGTCGGCACTCTTGATAGCGTCATCAATGATGCAAAGATGTGAACGCTTGGAGGTCACAGCACCCTT